AAAAAAAAAAAACCCCCCACATTCGGAGTCCCGTTGAAATGGGGCGGAATCACCTACACAGGGTGCAGATGATGCAGTTTAATGCAAAATAATTGTATCACAATCCCTTGTGTTTTTCAAGTAATTTAAAGCACAAGGGATTTTTGCACCCTTTTTTAAGCAAAAGGAGTGTATAAAATGAAACTGCCTAACGGCTACGGCTCTGTTTATAAGCTGAGCGGAAACAGGCGCAATCCGTGGGTTGCCTGCGTGACAATAGGCTACAACAAAGAAACACGCAATCAGGAACGCAGAGTTATAGGCTACTTTCCCAACAAGCCGAAAGCTCTGAACGCTCTTGCTGATTACAATCAAAACCCGTTTGATGTTGATTCGGCAAGACGCACTTTTTCAGAAATTCATGAACTTTGGTACAAGGAGTTCATCACCGAAGACACAAATCCGAACACCAAAAGGCAGTATAATGCGGCATACAAACAATGCTCAATGTTATACAATCGCAAGATGTCCGATATAAAAATCATTGATATGCAACGAGTTCTCGACAACTGCAACAACGGTTATCAATCGGTTAGGCGAATTAAAATTCTGTTGAACAAAATCTACGAATACTGCATATTTCACGATATGCTCCATAATAATCTTGCAGAAAAATTGAAAATCAATGCCAAGTCAGATGAAACAAAACGAGCACGCAGGAAGTTTTCGGAAAGCGAAATAAATCTTTTGTGGGAATATTCAAATCTTGATTCGGTAAAAATAGTGCTTATGCTGATTTATTCGGGAGTGCGTGTGTCCGAATTGCTCGACCTAAAAATTTCAAATGTAAACCTTTACGAACAGACTTTCTTTGTTGAAAGTTCAAAGACCGATTCAGGTGTACGAACCGTGCCTATAGCAGACAAAGTACTGCCGTTTTGGCAGAAATTCATCAGCGATTCTCAATGTGGATATGTTCTGAATAACACCAATGGCAAGCCGCTGAAATACGATAACTTTAAACGCAACTACTGGACACCTCTGCAAAACGATTTGGGTTTGGACCACACCATACACGAAACAAGACACACCTGCATTTCAATGCTTGTATCGGCAAATGTGAACCACACAATCATCAAAAAAATAGTCGGTCACAAGTCGAAAATGGACTTGACCGAAAAGGTTTACACCCACATTAACCCCAAAGAATTGGTGAATGCAATCAACAAAATATAGTCTTATATTATCTTGAATTGTTCATAATTATGCTCCGTAGCTTACATATAGCTAACAAAATCCCCCATTTTCCCCATTCCTATCCCCCTTGCAAGTTACCTGCACCAACAGCCGTTTCTTATGCAGGGACGGCTGTTTTGCACCACATTTTCGGTCTGTTTTATGGTGATTTTCAAAATATTTGAATTAATTTTGAATAAAAAACGAAAATTATGTTGACAAATCCGAAAATATGGTATATAATAATTAAGCTGTTGTTATTAAACAACATTTCGAGGTGTAGCTCAGTTTGGTAGAGTGCTTGGTTTGGGACCAAGATGCCGCAGGTTCAAGTCCTGTCACCTCGACCATAGAAAAAACCGCATTAGAAAGCCATTTTTAAGCTTTTTAGTGCGGTTATTTTTTTGCTTTTTATCTGCTAAAATACGCTAAAATACAAGAAAAACGGTTAAAAATGTTAGGCAAATGCAAGGCAGAAAAAGTTGTGATATTCACCTCACCTTTAATTTGTAAACTGTATCCGTGAACTCGAAAGGATTGCAACAGAAAATAATAAATAATAACAAATTCCCCTCATCCACTTTTTTACGGCGGATGAGGGGGGATTTTTTTGCAATTATGTGTTTGTTATTTCGTTATGCAGTTTGTTTAATCGCTGAATTTATTCTTTCCTCAGCAATTTTGTAATACTTTTCGTCAAGCTCAACACCGATAAAATTGCGGTTTGTATTTATGCAGGCAATTCCCTTTGAACCTGAACCCATGAAGCAATCAAGGACGGTTGCGTTTTGTGAAGTAGTTTTTTTAATCAAAAATTCAAGGAGCTCAACAGGTTTCTCATTCGGGTGAATTAACTTACACGGCGGTACTCTTGGAACAGAAATTAAATCCTGTGGTCGTCCGTTTTTGAATTTAAAATCGTCATTCGGTATCCAAATAATGCTTTCGTATCTGCCGCCAAATGCCTTTTTTAAATTGCCCATACCGTGACTTTTCTTGTCCCAAATAAGAACATTTTTCGGCTTTAAACCGTTACGAATAAACTCATCAATGAAAATCTGCTGAACATCCCAACGGGTAAAACACAGTATGCCTCCTGTTTTTGCAATTTTTGACTTTATCAATGGGATAAAATCTGTAAATGGCTTTTTATCATTTAAGATTTTAGACATTCTTTTCGTTTTGTCTTTGCACCACACTGATTGATAATCAATTCCGTAAGGCGGATCTGTCAGCAACAGGTCTATGCTATTTTCAGGCAAATTTTTCAATATATCAAGACAATCGCCTTGATATAAATTTACCATTTTCGTCACCCCAATTCTTTATTTATGATATCCGCACCGCCACATAAAATTTGCAACGGTGCGAAATATTTAACATCAGCCAAGTGCCTTTTTTGCATTTGCAATTTTCTTATCTTTAGCCCAATTGCAATCATTGATAAGATGATAAATCACATTGACTGTTTTCTCGTTAACGATACCGTTAGCTGTGATATTGCCTGCTTTCTGTGCCTCTTTAACGGCTTTAAGAGTGCCGTCACCGAAACCGTTTGAATTGTCAACTTTCGTCTTGATGATTCTCATATTGTATAAAGTAATCAACTGCTTCTTAAACGCAAGTGTTGCCGTATTGTGTGCGCCGTATTTAATCATTTCCTCATTCTCCTTATTTGATGTTTTACCGCCGAGTTGTGCGGTTACTTCGTCTGCAAGATTGCCGAGCCTGTTATAGAGCCAGTCACCAGGGCAAGATTTATTTGCAAACCACCTATGTACAGTCAAGACCATTTCGCCCGACTTCGGCGAATAATTTAAAGTCTTGTCCTCGTTACCAAACCAAAGCAGTTTAGTCTTGCCGTTACGCTTGCAAATGTCAACGCAAAGTGCAATAAGTTTGTTGTACACTTTACTGTTCATGGTGTACGGAGCTACTGTGTCGCTTGCACATTCGATTGTAACTGCACGCTGGTCATTGGCATTGCTTGACGAACACCAAGAACGATTACCTTCATCAACGCAAAGCAACACTCTGCCGTCATAGCCGATTCCGTAGTTACAGCTTGCCTCACAAGCTGTGTTCATAAAGATGTTGCCGAGGGATTCGACACTGCACTGACCTACTACACAATGCGGAGTAATGCGGTCGATACTGTGTGTGCGTTTACCGCTGTGGTTTGGGCTTAATTTTGTGTAATTAACAAGTTTTGAATTACTCATAATTATTCCTCACTTTCGCAAATAATTTTTTTGTTTTCAAACTTTTTGTATGCGTCAAGATACATTTCGTTTTTATCGCCGTTGTATGTACATTCGTAGTACATACCGTCGTGTAATGTTGTGCTGATAAGGCATTTGTGGTTTTGCAAAGTCTTACACGACCACACTACAAAAGTGTCAAAATCAGGTGTATCATCTGACTTATCTATGTGATTTAACACATACTTGTTTACCTCAGATGTTGCAAACTTAATAAAATTTGCATTTGTCATAACTATTCCTCGCTTTCATCTGTTTTTACTTCGACTGTTGTCTTTAGCCTTTTAACGATTGATACCAAAAATTTTGGCAATGGAATACCGATTTCCGAAAGGTTTTCAAGGATTGAAATTAATTCGTTGATGATAAACCAAATCGTCACAATCATGCCGATACAGTAGTTAATCCGCAGGTCGATTCCGCAGTTGACAAGTGCCGAGCTGATGAGATAATCTGCAACAATTCCGACCGCTACAGCTACGATATAGCCTACCTTTTTGATAATGCCTGTTACACCGACACGGCTGTTAAGCGTGTGACTGATGTATGCCTGCGCCATTCCTGTGATATAGTCGATAATCATTACCGCAATCATCACCGCAAACGGCACAAGCAAGATGTTAAGATATGCGACAATAGCACCGCATACCGTGGCAAATAATGCCTGTAAAATGTTTTCTTTCATTGTTTACACCTCGCTTTCTTCTATCATCAGCTCATCAACGGTTGGGTCTGTTCCCCACACTGCCATTACTGCGTTGTAGTATTCGTCCGACAGCACCGTTTTAAGCTGTTCTCTGCCCGATTTGCTGTTCATATATGCATTGCGGATGTTTCCGCCGACCTGCATTTCTTCACCGTTAAAGGTCAAAAACTGCTGTCTGAGTACCGACACGCTATCCTTTGTGAGCATATCAAGTGTGATTTTTTCTTTAAGTTCCATTTTTCATACCTCCGTTATTTAATTTTGTACAAGCAAATCACATTAATTTGCTCGCCGTCTGCAAATGTGTAAGCCGTCTTATCCTGAGTTGAAAACTGTAGCCAAGTGTTATTTTTCGGAATGGCAAATTTAAAGAGCTTGCCAAGGTTTGAAATACCAACACAAAAAACATTGTCCTCGGAAATACATTTGTACGGCAAATCAATCAGCGGACACATGTTATTGCCGCTAAGAGATACTGCGTTCATTTTGACCGTTGCACTGACGATTACGATGTCACCAATCGTCTTATATGTACAGTTTGCACTTTTGATTTTATCGGTGACGGTTGAATACGGTGTGAGTGTTGATGTACCACTTTCAATATTTGACGAATCGTATTTAGTTGCCAAGGCGGTTTTATCGGCTTTAACAAGTAGAGCGCTGTAAACCGCTCCGCTTGTGAGATAACACGGGCTGTTATTTTTTGGTTCGCTGTCGAACGGCATTGAATCGAGCTTTCGGGCAAGTTTTTTATCTGTTTCTTCTCGTGTATATGCGTCTGAAATGCCGTACCCTGCGAGAGTATTGGCTTTATCAGCTTTTTTTGCAAGATTTGTGTCGACTGTATCAAGCCTTGCCCCAAGTGAATTAGAACCACCTCTTGCCGTGGCTATTTCGGTTTCAAGTGCAATTGCCCCGTCTGTTGCCCGTTCAATCCCCTCGTCCATATGGTTGAGGTTGTCGGCATTGAGGGGCGGAGCAGAGCCGTTCACAAAGACAATTTTATTGTATTTGTTCATTTTCTTTTACTTCCTTTCCTAATCGTTTTTCGCCCTTTGATGTGAGGGCAGTTATAAATCCGTCCATTTTCTTATTGAACACAAATGTTTCGATTGTCGGCAAATCTTCAAACGGAGTTTTAATTGTGTACTTATCGCCTGCCTCAAGCCACCAATACGAAAACAGCTTAATTTTTGTCGGGCGGTATTTATATACATCACCAAAAAAATTAACAGAATTATATTTTGTGCCGATATCACTTGCTGTTGTTCTGCACCTCATCAAAATGTTATCGGAAACATACCAAGAAAAATCGTTACTGTTGCCATACAAAAACGCTTTTTTATCAGCAAATTTAGCACTGTACATACGGATAGGCTCAAGTTCGTAATCTTCAAAGGATAAATCTTTGTACGAATCGATTGTTTCAACGGAAGATTGAGAATACAGCCTTTTAAAACGCATTTTTCCGTCGGCATCTATAACGGCAAAGCTCAAAGTTAACTCTGCATAAGCTTGGATTAAATCTGACAAGGTAATGTCCTTTATAACCTTTTCCACGCAGGTATCGTCAAATTTCAGCGGTACACTAAAAACAGATAAGCTCGGCGGTGAAACCCCTGTAATTGCATAATCTTTGGCAAATTCTGCGATTATTGAATAAAAGCTCTTAAAATTATCGTCTTTTTGATAGTGCGCATAACCATAAGCAAAACTGCCGTCCTCGTTCTCTTTGCCTGCAAACCACAAAGACATATCCACCTTTGACATATCATAAAAAGCGTCATAGGCTGTGATTTTGACGATGTTACGCTGTTTTTTATCTCTTTGAGCCGACTGAATTTTACCGTAGAAAACAGGACATTCAACCGTTCCTGTTTCGGCAGGACAAATAAGAGTATTTGACGGGTACAAATCATCTGACGGATACAACTCTGATTCAAGATATGTTGCCGTTATGATGACCTGTACCGTCTTTCCTATCAAAGCCGAGCAATCATAATCAATGAGTTTCACGCTCATTTCAGAGGCTATGCAACCGCCGAATTTCAATTCTTTTTCAACGATTTCATTTTCAAGCGAAAAACTGTCAAGCACGATACTTTCACCTGTTATATTCTCAAAACTGCCGTCGGGGGAATGCAGGGCAACGGTGTTGTAAAGTGTGTTTGTTTTCAGCTTATCAGCAATTTCTTTAGATACAAGCGTTTTTATCACCCCTTAATACTCAATCAGCTCAACAGTAATCGGCTGATAGGTTATATCACTTTTTTCGGCATTCATTACGGTATATTCAATATCAGGAATATAAAAATAAGAGGTGTAATAGCTGTTCGTTTCATCGTTCCAATAAGTTACCCTGCACTTTCTCTGTAACTTATTCGCCATTGAGAGGTTGATAATCGACTGAAAATCAATCTTTTCGTCAAGATGAAGAATGTGAGTTGAAAACGAAATTTTTGTTTTGTAATTTGGCAGCGTTGCCCTTTGAAGCGTACCGTTCTGATCTCGTTCCGCAGAAGTTTCAAGTCGCTGATTCGGAGTTGACGAAAATGCGGTAATGTACTTATTCGGCATTATGTTGTTGCCGAATTTAAGCAAATAGCCGTTATAATTTGACATATCATTTCCCCCTTTATGCGAATGCGGATTTACCGTTGTGTCTGCGTCTGTAAAGCTCATCCTGTCTTATCATTTCTTCAAAAAGCGTTGAACCCTCAAGCTCGGCAGTAAACGAATAAGTGTTGCCGCCGTTATTGCGAAAGATAATGAACATTTCATAAATGCGTTTAAGCAGGTCAAGAATTTGTGTGAGAATCACTGTATCCTGACCGCCCGAATTGTCGAGCATACCCTGTAACTTGTTAAGAGGAGAAATAACCTCAGGGTTACCGCTGTTAGCACCTGCGTTATCGCCGACAACCGCAAGTGTCGGAGCTTTAACAATACCGCCTTTTGCAAATTTTCGTGCCGGTGATTCCGTGGGTTCTTCAAATCTCGGAATGAGAGGCGGATTTTCAGGCATTGAAAAACTCCAATCCTGTCCAAAAGCCGCTCCGATAATACCGGCTATTCCGCCGATTGAATTAACAACGCCAGAAACAAAGTTATAAATACCTGTCCACAACGCATTTATGCCGTCAATGATTGCGTTTATAATGAACTTAAACACGGCACAAATGCCGTCCCAAATACCTTTGAAGAAGTCGTAGATACCCTGCCATGCTTTTTTCCAATCGCCTGAGAAAACACCTGTAATGAAGTCAATAAGACCGCCGAATGTTTTCTGTATAGAGGTAACCAACCCACCAATAAATGTAAACACATTATCAAACACCCTTTTTACGGCATTGAAAACATTCTGAAATATAGGTCCCCAAAAGCTGACAAGCCAGTTTACAAACGGTGACAGGAAGTTATTCCACACGGTTGAAACACAGTCTGCAACCTTGCCGAAGAAGTTTATTGCACCTTCAAAAACAGGCTTCAGCCAGTTTTCCCAAGCTGATTTTACGATTGCTACGATAAAATCCCACGCAGGCTTAATCCATTGATTGTAAACATTCATCAGGGTTGTGCCGATATTGGTAAACATATTGCAGACATTCTGAAAAATCTGCTGTCCGTTGCCGTTCCACCATTCGCTGATAATTGTTCCGATATTTCCGAAAATCTGACCGATAAAGTCAAACACATCTGCAAACTGCAATTGTAAATTTTCAAGAAATTCTGTGATTGTTGCACCGTCATTTTCAGTCCATTCAACAAGGCTTTCGGTTGCGATTGAAAACGCACCCGAAACAACTTCGCCGACTGAACCCGCAAAGGTTGTAAGACCGCTTAAAAGATTGGAAATTGATTCTTCCATTTGAGGGCGAACATTGTCAATTGCATTGCCTGCAAGTGTACCGAAATTATCAAAAAAGATTGAAAGATTGTTATAGCCGTTTGTAAGATTGTTGCCTATGGTGTCTATAAAGCCGATAATCTTTTCCCTGTCTTTTGAAATCCACTTAGCAACACCGCCTGAAATGGTCTGAAACGACTTTCCGCCGATTGTCGCAACCGCTCCGAATGCAGAGCCGATTGCCCCGAGTTTTGCAGAACCGACCTTTTGCATTGTGCCGAATGCCTTTTGAACTATGGGAACAGCATTATCAAAAACGGTCTTGCAGTTCTTGCCTATAGCTGACCAATCAACCTTGTTAATACCTTTCTGTACATTCTCGACAAAGCCTTTGAATCCGCTTTTTTCGTATAGATTTTTGAATGCCCCCGAAAGGTTTTTGCTTGTGTCCTTGACAACATTCTTTGCAACAGCTCCGCCCGATGAGCTTTTTGATGAAGATGTATCTGACTTTGAAGAACTATCGGTACTTGAAAGCACATTCAGCTTATCAAAGCCCGCAACACTTCTCTTTGCTTTTTCGGAACTTTTCTGAACATTATCAAGTGACTTTGAACTGCCATCTGCCGTATCCGTAAGGCTTTTGGCAGAATCGGACGCAGATTTGATATTGCTTGCGGTGTTGTTGCCTGTATCCCAGCCGAAGACCTTTGAAAGCGATTCAACCGCACCTTTGGCATATTCCGTTAAAGTCGCAAGTGCGGAACTCAACCGCTTTACAACCTGAGTTGCCACCTGTAAAATAGGCTGACCGACTACGGCAAGGAGCTGTTTCCAACTTTCTCTGAGGTTGCCTGTTACATTCTCCCAACCGTCTGCTTCACGGCTTGCCTGTCCCATAGCACCCGAAAGCTGATTAGCGTCCTTGACCATTTGCAAAAGCGTGAGCTGTTTCTGCGATTCCGACAAATCCGTAAATGACTTGCCATACAGCTTATTAGCCGCCGCATTTCGTGTGGTTTCAGTACAGGACAAACCGAGTGCGGCATCATTTTCAAAGTTGCCTTTGAGAAACGATTTCAGGCTTTCTGCGGTATCTTCAAGCGAACGGTCATAATATGCGGCACTATCGGCTGTTACCTGCAAAGCCTCCTGCATCATACCCAAAGCACTTGAACTGTCCATTCCAGTAGTTTTTGCAAAGGCATAAATGCTTGTGCCGACGCCCTGCAATCGGGTTTCAAGAATACCGCTCTGATTGGCAACACTCTGAATGGCTGATTCTGCCTGCGACTGCATTGTGCCGAATGTCTGCTCAAACTGCGAATTTGCCGCATTGACTTCCGCAGCCGATTCAATGCACTGCTGACCGAACTCCTTGATTTTAGCAACGGAAAAGGCGGCAACCACAGCCGTACCGATTTTCTTAAACGAAGATGAAACCGAATTGCTTAACTGCTCACCGCTGCCTTTGATATTTGAAAACTCTTTCTCGGTTTTCTGAGAAACGCCCTCCGAAACCTTTGAAAAGGACTGTTTCATATCCGTGCTTACATTTTCAAAATCTTTTGAAAGACTTGAAAATGCCGAATCAAACTTTTTTGTAATTGAATCGGAAATCTTATGCAATGTTTTGGAAATATCATCACCCGTAAGCCTGACATCAAGCTCAATTTCACCCGCCTTTGTCGCCATATTCACCACTTCCTTTCATTTTAGATTTTTTAAAAACAGGCATAAAAACAGCGCACACCGCTATGATGTACGCTTAAAAATTTTGCAAAAGAACAGCCACCCCATTTGGAGTGGCTTTTTGTTTTAGTTGTTGAGTTCGTAGTATTTGATGTCGATTTTCGGAAGTGACACATTGTTGCCCATTACGGTTTCATATGTATAGTCGCCGTCACAAGTTCCCCAGAATGTGATTACATCATCTTCAAGGAGTTTGTCCGCACCGTCAGGAATTTCTACAGTTGCGTAGATTGTATCAGTCCACAATGGTTCATCAAGATACTCATTTTCTTCTTTGGTTATATTGATTCTCAGGTCAACCGAATCGCCCCAACCTTCCTGAACCTGAATAATCTGACCTTCAAACTTGTAGTCATTACCTTTGTACTTGTCAGGGTTTCTTGAAAGAGTTTTAAAGTCGACTGTTTTGCAACCGTCTTTAAATTCTTTTTCAACCTTCTTCGGGTCTTTAGTAGGCTTTTCTGTTGCAACTTCTTTTGTGGTCGGTGCTTCTGTCGCTTTTTCAGTTGCTTTTTCTGAACTCTGATTTGCAACAGTAGTTTCCTGCTTTGATTTGTTTGAACCGCTGTTACCGTTAATTGCACCGTTTACACCGCCAACAATCATAATAGCAACAACGATAATAACCCAAAAATACCAACGCTTGTAAATTTTCTTCTTCGCATTTACAGGATTTACGGTTGCCGAGGTTGAATCGTTTCCGCCAAAGCCTGCACCGCACTTGTCGCAAAATTTTGCATCGTCCTTTAATTCGTTTCCGCAATGTGGACATTTCATAAACATACACTCTCCTTAATAAATTTGTTAGTGTATGTTACATTTTATCACTATATATTAACATTGTCAAGAATTTTGTAGATACAGCGAAATTTATGTACAAATTTACAGATTAGCAAAAAAGTTTTGAAATTCTGCAAGAACGGTGTTCATATCTTCGTCTGAATAGTGCTTTACATTCCTTGACCGCCACTTGTTGCGGATTTTATGCTGTGACGAAGTAAAGTTTTTCAAGACCTCTTTGTCGGTTTCAAGGCGAATTTGAACCGTTCTTGCAAGCGGTGTTTCGGGTCCTAAGCCTTGCAGAAGTGAGCAGAACTCATTCCAACTCATTTTAGCAAAATCCTTTGAATAAATGCTGACCCCGTACTCCGAGCGAAAGCTCGACACGATTAAATCAAAGTCATCAATCAGGTCGTAGCCGGGGTCTGAACTTCCCCCTCGTCAGTCAAATCGCCTGTTGCAATTTTGGCAGATTCGCTGATAAGGGCGTTGAAATCGTGCATATTCAGCTTTAACTTTTCAATCTTTTCTCTCTCGGATTCATCAAAAAGAAGATGATACATTTCGATAACATCTTTACTTTTACCGTTGCCGTCCTCAAAAAGTGCCGCAACTTTGAGCATTGAAACTGCGTCATTGTTGATTGCAAGGTCAACATTTTTAACTCTGACACTCGGCTTTTCCTCAAAATTAAGCTTGTCTGTAATATCAATTAACTTTGACATAATCGTTCATTCCTTTCGTTTTTTAAGCGGCTGCTGTATATACAGGTTTGCCGTTTGACATAACTTCAAATTCAAGCGGAGCAACACCCGTACTTGCGCCTGCACCGTTTGATGTAACGGATACAACTGCATTTTTAAAGAGGACGGTTGCACCGTTGGGGAAGGTCCACATAAACGAAACTTCTGCCTTTCTGCCGTTTTCAAATGCAAGGGCGGCAATCTGGTCATTGCCTGCGTCACCGATTGTACGCTTGCCCTTTACCGAAATTGTGATTGACTTTGCTGTCATAAGCCTTGACTTCCAGCCCTCGTTTTCAAAGGCTGTCCATTCCTCGACGCCGTTGTCAAATGCAACAGAAAATTCTTCGCAGTTAGCAATATTTGTCGTGGCGGATTCTGTTCCTGCCTTGCCAACCGCAAACTGATTTTCATAGCACGGGAATACTCCCGATTCAACTTTTGCCATAAAATTACTTCCTTTCGTAATAAAATTTAACTTCAATGACCTGCTCATACACACCCTTGTCGTCTGTTCCCACATCAACGGGTTCTTCCGTGAGCAGTTCGATTATATAGATTTTGTGTTCCTTAATTTCAACATTTTTAATGCCGTAAAGCGTTTCGTAAAGTCTGCGTGCAAACTCCTCGGTTTCTCTTGCGTTGTCGGTGTAATGGATAAGCAAAGACACGCTTATTGTATCGTAGGTACTTTCACCGCCGATTGCCCTTGTGGGTGTTCCCGACTGCTTTAATGAATACACACCGATTGACCTGTCCTGCTTGTTGTCAAGCTTGCCGATGTAATAATGCTCGGCTGAGGTAACGCTTTTGAGCCAATCTCTGATGTCCGATAAGTAAATCAAAGTCCTGCTTCCTTTCTGTAAAATCTCACAAATGCCCGACTGCAAAAATTCTGCCGTGTACCACCCTCAAGCCACGGTGAGAACCATTTACCGCCGGCGGCAATGTTTTCCTTACGGCTGAAATTATACTCGGGATGAAAATACAAACGCCTTGCATACGGAGTACTTGACACGATTTTAACCGTGCCGTTCCAACTCTGCGCACAATCTTCAAAGGTGTTTTCGTTCTGAAGATTGCCCGTATCAAACGGCATTACCTGCGTGTTTTTCACCTGTGTAAGAAGTGCGTCACCTGTCTGTTCAAGAGCCTGTTGCTTTGCCTTGTCAAGCTGTTTTACAACAGGCATATTGAGTTTGATTTTTGATGATACCGAAAATCCCACTAAATCACATCCAATTCCGTAAAATTAACTGTGCCGTCGGGGTTGCGGTGTTTTGTACCCTGTACGATGTTTCGTTTTACGCCGTCAAGGATTACAAAGCCACCGCTTAAAGTGGGGCTGTCGGGAGCAATGTCGCCGTCAAAAAGCAAGACAGCCGACACCTGAACAATTTTCTGCTCTTTGGTATAGACCGTCTTTGCCTTTGACTGCACATTGCATACAGCATTGCCTCCGCACAATATATTTGACGGATAAAGATTTTCGGAAGGATACAGGTTTTTGCACTCAAATGCGATAACAGGAGAGCCGTCCTCGGTTATTCCCTCACCGTAGATTGTGACCTCGACAGGAGTTTTGCAGAACTGCTTTTTTACAAGTGACGGAAATTTCACGGTTTTCACGCACCTTTCAGATTGCAGGATAACAAAGTCCTGTTGATTTTAGCAACGCATAGAGGTCGGCAGGAATTGCCACTCCGCTGATACACATTAAATTCCAGCTTGCGCCAAATTCCATTGATGTGCCGTTGATTGAATAGCTTTTCAGGTAGGAAGAAATCATATCGGCATTTTCTTCTTCAAAAGCAGTAAGTCTGCTATGCACTCTGCTGATGATTCTCTTCTGCATTTCCGAAAGTTTTTCAAAATCAATGCGGTTAAAAGTCAGAACATCAATGTGTTCGGCAGAGATAATACTGTTTTCATCTCCGCCCTGCTGTTCAATGTAATCGGCATACATAGATTTACTCCTTTGTGTCTGACTTGGTACTCTCTTTAAGTTTTTTGTTTTCGGCTTTGAGCTTTGAATTTTCTTTCTTCAAAATATTGTAATCATCAACAGAAATTTTCTTGCCTAATCCATATTCTTTGATTTTGCCGTTGTCATCCTGAATATCATAACCACGGGATACATAAATCTTAGCTTCCTCGTCTGTGTTGACTGTATATGACTTATTGTCTTTGATTGCTTTCATTTTTTCTCACCTCGCTTTAAGCCTCGGCATGAATGATTACGCCCTGCTTCATAAGTTCGTCAATGGCAAAAGTACCATTAACTTTTCTGTTCTGATATATATAATTATCAGCTGTTCGGCTGTCAGAACCCGGAGTATAGACATTGATATATGAATACTTAACTCTTGACACCTGTGCTTCCGGGTCAATAAGAATATAGTCAATCTGCTTAGCTGAGCTGTCAGCAACACAACCGTTTGTAAAATCAAACAAAGACTTCATTCTTGAGCTTGGCACTTCTACAATCTTATCAATATCATCAACGGAACGAACACGGCGGTCAATGCCCTTTGCGGAACTGATTTCAAGTGTTCTCTGAATACCCTCTGCATTCTTCAAAAGCTTTTTGTACTGTGGTGTCGCATAAAGAATAACCCTGTCGAGCGGTACACCCTCTTCGGCAAAAGCCTCAAGGTTATCGTCAAAATCTGCAAGCACATTCGCCGCAGTTAATGCAGTAGTTTTTACTGTTGCACCAACTCGCTTAGCTTCTGTATAAAGCTTGCTGTAAGTATAACAGTCGAGTTCAGGTATAGCCTGTGTTTTTTCAAAGCGTGTCTGAATATTTGCGATAGTTACTACCATATTTGTTTCGTCAACATCAATAGGGTCGATAGCAAACTCAATATCTCTGTCGTGGTCAAGGGTTTTGGTTTCGTAACCGTTTGAATATGTACCCGAATTAAAACCGCCTGCACCTCGTGTATGGTCTTTATAACCGCTGACCGAGAGTTTCGGGATTTTAATATCCTTACCGTTGATAATCTGAATGTCAGAGTTTGAGTGGTAAAGGTCATCACAAGTAAGGACTTGACCGTACAATTCTCTTAAAACATTACTGAAAATAGTTGCGTATTCTAATACTGCCATAATTATTTACCTCTTTTCTTACTTTTTCGATTTGATGCCGAAAATTCCTCTTAAGGCATCTTCTGTTAAATTTTTGTCGCTGTTGCCGTCACCGCCGATTTTCTTAACTCCTGTGCCGTTCTCGGCAGGTTTGCCCTTGAGTGCGGGAATATCGTCAAGCACCTTTTTAACAGCCTCTGTCAGCTTTTCCGCATTGACCTTGCCGTCTGTCACAGCCTTTGAAAAGTCTGCAATTTTAAGCACATACGGAACGGTTGCAATGTCAACGCCCTGTTTTACGGCTTCGAGGGTTGCCGATTGGTTGACTTCTGCCATAAGTTTTGCGTTGTTTGCGGATTCAACTTCCGACTGCATTTTTGCAAAGTCGGGAGTGTTCTTGGCTTTCTGCTTTTTAAAAGCACCGATAGCCTCTTTCATCTCATCGGCTGACAATCCCTGCTCCTTAAAATATGACTTCAAAACGGTGTCCTCTGTCACGCTCTGTTTGCCTGTAATAAGGCTTGCGAGCTTGTCATAATCAAAGGCAGGAGCGTTTCCCTGCGGTGTTCCCTGCGGTGCAGGTGTCGGTTCATTGGGGGTTGGTGTTGGATTTGGTTCTGCCATTTTTTCATATCCTTTCAGTTTTTCGGGTGTCTCCCGTAATCAGTTTATAGAGTGTCTCTCTGTTTCAGTTTTGCACGGTGTCTCCCGTAGTTTAATGTCTTCGGACAATAAAAAAGCACCTTACATATTCGTAAAGTGCTTAATCCGCTTTTTCTGTTTTTTCTGTTTTAACTGCTTTGGCTCTCGGCTTTTTGGGAGTGTCAGGCTTGACCTCTTCTGCAAAACCGCCGTCAATGAGTTCCTTTGCTCTCTGCTCGGAACATTCAAAAACTTCATTCACAGGTCGGGTTACATAACCGTTCTGCCTGTCATTAAATGCTGTTGTTACTCTGATTTTCATTCTGTCACCACCTTTTCAATATTTTAAACTGGTCGATTTCGACCGGTTTAAATGCAATAAAAAAGCACTCTGATTTCTCAAAGTGCTGATTTGATGTATTTAGTTCTGTTACGGCAAGTTACAGGCAAGTTAAGCAATGCCGTGAACAAGCCGTTTTTCTTGTTCTGAACATATTCTCGGCAAGTTAAACAACAAAACCGCCCTTTTTACGGAGCGGTTAGATTATGCCACTATCTTTTAGATATTGCATTTTTTGTTTCTCTCTAAGCTTACTGTAAAGTGCTTCAGCATCTTTAGCTTCTTGCGGAGCATCTTCACGCAAAGTGACATTTAAACCATTTGTTACAAGGTACGGCTTAAACGCATTCCATAGAGATTTTTGTTCTTCAGTTTGTATCAATCTCATACTATCATCACCCTAAAAGTTTGCTGACTCTGTACTCATTATACACTTCATCCATAGCTTTATCTTTTAAGCATTCAAAAGCATACTCACTTATATCCTCTATATTATAACCGTTATTTATCAATTTTTCAACCTTTGGAGCATAAATTTTATTAAGGTAATCGCAATATTCAAAATAATCGTTAATACTTCCGAATTTTGCTCTGTAATTTTTAGCGTCTTGCCAATGAATCAGTTCGTGCAGAATTGTACTCAATCCGTCTTGCGGACAAGCCAAGTTTTCTTGTAAGCCTGACAAATCACTTGTTGAAAAGTATGCTGAATTGACATTTAGAACATTTTGCATTGGCATATATGAAGCAATAGCATTTACTCGCATTTCTTCGGGAGAGATAATACAAATATCAGGTTTTCCGCTTGTTTCAACCTCTCCGAGCATATCAAACGCTTTTCTCACTTGCATATCAAAATCATGAAGTTCTTTTCGTTTTAGCTTTACCTTATCTGAAATATAAACATTGTCACACAATGCATTTGCCTTGCGGGTATCAATTGTAATTGTTTCGCCCTCAATTTTGCGTTCAAAAGTTTTTGATATATCTTCCTTAAAAACAGGTCTGTAATATTTTTGTTCATCAGTCTTCAAAGAAAATTGTTTCGCCTTTTCTTCAAGTATATTCGCCCTATCGTGCCACTCATCGGCTCGGGTTCGGGCAATGCGTTTATTGTCCTTATCAAGACTGTATTCGGCACGGCGGTCAAAGCGTTCTGCCTGTCGCTGTGCATACTGCTGTTTTTCCTCAATTCCTCGCTGACGGTCAAGCTCTTTGATTTCATCTTCAGACAACGGTGCGTCCAAATCATCAAGTTCGGGATAATATGTACTTGTGCTGTCCTTACACCTCGGATGAAACAAACCGTTCTTGATTGCGGTTGAGAGAAGCGGATAGTTTCCGTCTGACTTTTTGCCGTTTGAATAAACATCGTCAATAAACACCTTGCCGATATATTTTGCACAATCGGGGCAACCGCCCTGTCTTGAGTTCACAACAACAAGGGATACTCCCCATTCGGCTCGCTTTTCGCCCTCACCACGCAGATAGGCTCTTTTGTTGGCTGTTTTAACCGCCATATCTGCATAATCCGAGAGCGTATGCCTTGCACCGTTTTTGTATTCCACACAATTAAGACCTGCGTTGAGCATATCTTTACACGCCATATCAACGGCTTTTTCGTATGTAACCGCACCCGTGTTCATTGCAACCTGTGCGTTAAAAATCGCCTTGCGGTACTTGTCGTTGCTCATACGCAAAACTGCCGTTTCTGCCCTCTTTAAATCGTCTGTGGTCGATTTTATGAGTGCGTCAAGTTTACGGTCATTCACCTTAAAAAACTCGGCTGTGCTGTGTGCTGACGGCTTTTTCGGGGCTTTGAAACCGTCCTTGACAGCTTCAAGAATTTCTGCCTCCTGACTTGCATTTCCGTCAGCTTTGGCGGTGCGAATCATCTCTTCAACCTTGCTGTTAATGGTTTTGAAACGCTTGCCGAATTTCTTTGCGTTGTGCTTACGGTACTCTTCAAGACTTTTGAGCTGTTCAGCCTGCCATTGTGTCCAGTTGTAACCCTCTTTGGTTTCTTCGGCTCTGTGACGGCTGAAATTTCTCATCATGCTGTCAATCAGTTCATCTTCGATTTTTTCAAAGGCTTCTCTGATATTGTAATCACTCATTGTTTACCTGTGTATCGTTCTGTTCGGGATTGCTTTCGGTTTTTTCTGCATTATTTTCCGTATTTTCTTCATCATCTGCGTTATTGTCAGGTTCTTCTGTGTCGGTAAGGTCCACATCGTTAAGCTCCGACTTTTCTTCTTCGCCTGCAATGCCCTGCTCTTCCTTAATTCTCTGCACCTCTTCGGCTTTCCAATCCTCCGACTTGCTGTCGCCGTAAAGCTCATCAACCGAGGTTTTAACTGACATCAAACCGCCCTGTCTTGCTTTTGACACGGTTTCAACCTGACTTTCAAAGCTCGGATTTGCATATTCGCCGAAGTTTACGGATACTTCCAAGCCCTCAACAATACCCTTGCCGTTAAGTTCACCGTCTGCATTGAGTACAACTGCAACAAGGCTTTGAAGTGCGTTCTGCGTAATTTTCACAAGGTTCTGCCTTGTGTAAAGGGTTGTCTTTTCCTTTTCACGCTGAGCGTCTGCATTATCAAGCTTCTTCGTATCAATGCCGAGAGTTGACGGCGATATAATACCCTGCAAACAGAGGTCAAGGGCAGTAATGTATGAACTCAAATAGCTTTCGTGCTGAATCTGCGGACTTTCGGTGTAAATCCTGTTGCCGTTGCCGTTTTCAGACATATCGTTGCCCACGGTGATAAATCGGTTGTCAAACGGATTTGGTGATATCGGCTGACAGGTTTCGGGATTTCTCGGAACAAGGCAATCAGGCACATACTGCTTTGTTCGGCAGGCTCTGAGTGCGTCCATCCACTGTGACCACACTTCATCAAGGCTGTCGAAAGCGTCTGTTTTTATGCCGATAATGCCCGCACCTCTGCCCTTGTGACACGATTTGCCGTAAAGGACAGGTACAGCCCACATATATGATTCGTCAAATGTAACGCCCTTTGAATCAATCCACGAAAGAGCGTCAACCGTGTGCAGGTCAATCTCTTTGCCGTTGTCATCGTACAAAGCATAGTGAATATAGCCGTAACCGTATGTTTCTTCAAAACGGTAACGGCGGTGTTTTTGCGTGTAATCGGTGTAAAACTTAACCTCTCGGATTCTGCCGCGCACATATGTAAAGTCGATGTTTTCGGCAGGATACCATTCAACAATCGGAACATCTGATACAGCCGTGTCAAAGCTGACCTTAAAAGCACCGTCACCGACAACACATAGGTCACGGAGCATTTGCTTAACCGTGTCAGACAATTTGTTCTGCTTTTCAATGTCTTCCCAACGCTCTGCATAAGCGGTTGAATTTTTGCTTGTAACATCTGTGCCGTTGTAGTCGGCAATTACGATATTCACAAGCGTTTCGCAGATGAGTGCCGGCAAGCCCGTGTGTATTTTACGGATTTCAAGCCCCTCTGTACTCTTTGCCGCCCAAAACATAGTTTTGTTTGTGTCAATCTGCTTGTACAGCTCCGCAAGCTGTCTGCTGTTGCCCCAATACCAAATGCGATTGATAAAGCACTCGGTCAGATGATTGCTTGTTTCGGTGACTGTAATTGTTTTGTCGCTTGCAGGAGTAATCTGCAAAAAGTTTTTAATTCCCGATCTGATAGATTCAGCCATTCTGTTAATCAGCCCCATTTATTTCACTTCCAATAATATTTTTAAACGGCAGCCACGCATATTGACCGCTGTTAATGCAATGGTCGTGACCGTCCTCGGGTGTATTGTCTTTATCCTCTCGCCAACTGTAAATTTCAAACTCGGCAATCGTGCTTTTACAATGTTCAAGCACAAAATAACAGTCGGTGGCAAGCCAGCCGAGTACAAGATTGATTCGGTCGATAATCTTCGTTTTCTTCCATGCATTTGCAAAGTCATAGACACATCCGTGCTGTCGCTTATACTTTTGAAATTCGGTAATAGTCGCTTGGTCGGCGCTGTCAATAAAAGCCGTGCGTGCAAAGCCCCATTCATCACGGTTGCGGTCAAGAAAATCAATAAAATTCTTCACCGTGTCACTCGGGGCAATAGGTGTTTGCATTTCGGCATTGTTGTAAACTCTTTCATCAAGCTGAACACACTTACCGTGATTGGTAATGCCGTAAAATGTCATTGCGATAGTGTCAGGCGACTTCTGCGAATAGGCGGTATCAAGACCTGCGGTGAACTGAACAAAGTGTTCCGACTTGCGGTTACAGTTCAAAAACTTTCCTGCCCACTCTTTTGATTTGATATGTCTTGCCCTCTCAAAATTCGGGAACACAAGACCTGTTGCTCTGCCTCGCAAACCTAAGATTTTATTTTTATAGAGCTTTGTACCTTTCGGTGCAGAGTTCTTTTTCTTTTCAATCTGTTCAGGTGTAAGACTTAAATTGTCGGCAAAAGAAAAGAACCAATACCGCCAATTCGGTACAGGTTCTTCGGTAAGCTCCGCCGTAATCTCGGGAGGAACATCGTTTTCATATTTTTTAAAAGGACGGGAGCGGTTGACAAACTCCTTATACACAGGGAGGCTCGGATCATCGGGATTCAGCGTTGCAAGCATATAGTCATTACGGGTTGACATCTCTCGGATAAACTCGATATCGGCGGTGTTGATTTCGTCAATATAAACGCACCCAAACTGCGCACCGAGAACCATTTCCCACTTATCCCGACTGCTGTAACCGAGAATATAGATAATTTTGTCCTCAAACTTGATATGCGGCAGCTTGTAATCCTTGTCGCCGTTGCCACAGTAAACTGCGTTACGGTGCAGGTCGAGAATACCGTTATCCTGCTGAATAATGGTTTCTTCGGCTTTACCAGTTGTCTTGGCGGCAATGGCGTGTATCTTCTTTTTACTTTGCGACACCATTCGCATAAACTTAACGCCTGCTCCGACGGTAGTTTTGCCGGACGCTGTAGTTCCTTCAAGAAATTCAGCCGACACATTTGTTGTGTTGATAAAGTCGATATACTTTTGTGACAACGGGAATTTGTTACTCACTCAGTCCCTCACCACCCAACTGTCTGAACACATCGGATAGCTTTTCGGACTGCTCAACCTTTGCGTCAACCTTAACGGTGTATTCGCCCGTCATCTTGTTGAGCGTGTCAATCGCCCTGATTCTGTCGGAGGTGTCCTGCCCGTCATTCCTTGCAATGTCAGACAAAGCAACCTGTCTGTCCTTTGCACTCATAATGCGCTCGTCCTTGAGCTTATCGGAAAGCTCCTTGATGTATTTTGAAACTCCAACTTTCTCCAACAATTCATACGCTCTTGCGTTTGCGTAATTTTCTGAATATCCTGCCTGTATCGCACTCTGAACGGTGTTACCGCTCTGCGCATAATATTCCGCAAACTTTCTCTGCCTTGCATTTAATTTGTCTTTCACGGTATCACCTCTCTTTGTCTGAAAATTCTAAAAATAAGCAAAAGAAAAGAGAGTACTAAATGCACTCTCAATTAATCAGTATTAAGCGTTAAATCATTAATTCTGTCATTCAATTCTGCCAGTGTATTTCTTAATATCAAACAGTCTTTAGGCGTAAGTAATTTATTGTCCTTATTGTTAATCAATAAACTATTAACTCTCAACAATTTTTGATAACAGGAAATAAGTAAATCAAGATTATTGGGATTGTTTCTCAATGCATATCGACATTCCATAAGCAAGCTTGCAAATTCACGATTATTAAGGTCAACATTTAATTCGTCACTAACATTTGGCGTATTAGAAAACATTCTTATTGAATCTTCAATAGCATCTAACTTTGAATATATTGATTTCATCATAAATCTATCGAAAACGACCTCATCAACTTTGGAATTATCTACAGTTGCATTTTCTAAATTTGCTATACTCATTAACGAAAATGAACCATTTTCATAAGTTTCCTTTATCGCATTAGCAATATCATCTTTTGCCTTAATAACATTTTCATACAACCTATCTCTCTTATAAAAAACAGTATTTATTCCTGCTACATCAAAAATTTTATCAGTAGCATCGTCCTGTATCAAAACTACTTTTTTACCATAGGCTTGTCGAATTCCTAATTCATACATAACATTCGGATTTCTTGAACTTAAATCGCAAATTGCCATATCACATTCAACTAAATTTTTCAAAATTTTTTGCATTATCGAATCACATATTTGATTGCTATCTGCTCTTATAGGTTCAAATCCTGCTTCTTTGACAGCAGGAACAATTATCTGTTCGTATATTTTGTCAAAATGACCTGCAGGGTATTTCGGCTGATCTGATATAGGCATTATAACAAAACAGGTTTTTGCCTTACTTTCTTCGCTCATATGTAGCTCTCCTTAGTTATTATATACCACTAATCTATCATATTATTTGACACAATTCAACGAATTTTACATTTTTCTGTAAACCGCACAATTAAGAAAGTAATAATTTGTATAAAATAACCACACACAACACAAAACCGCCCTCAAACGAGAGCGGTCTGTGCAATTTTTATCTTAGGAGAGTTTCACATATGTCCTGTTTGTCAAACTTTCATAATACCATTATACGCAGGGTAAGGGTGACATTCAATGACATTTTAAAATAATTTTACGAAAAATCGAACTTTTTTCGGAATGCCTGTAACGCTTCGCCGTGCAACCTCAGGGTATGCCTTACGCTCATTTCCATACACTCTGCAATATCTTCCCACCGATGACAATTTATGTAATACTCGGTCAAAATCGCAATGTAACGGTAATCATCAAGTGCGTTGATTTTACTGCGAATTTCAGTTTTCAACCGTACAAGATTGTCAATCTCCCGATTGATTTCAGCCTGTAGGTCTGCAATCCTGTCAACAATCCGCATAGGGTCATTAACTCCCGATGTCTTAACAGGTTCGTTTTGCTTAACCGATACCTGTGCAATATTCAGCCTAAGTTTCGACAGCTCGTGTTCTTTCGTTCTGATCAGCTTATCCGAAACCCTGACCGAATATAAATAATCTTTAACCGTCAATCCGCATCACGCTCCTCCTCGTCAAGCATACCAAGTTTCTGTGCCAACGCAATAACAGCGTTTACAATCAAATACAAATCCTTGCCTTTAATATCGCACATACGATAGCTGACCTTGATAGTTTCTTCTTCGTTGTCGATTTCATCAAAACCAACAACTACACCTTTATTTAAGGTTTCTATTTCGCCGTTATCGTAATTAACGGTAATATTTTTAATGTCTCTCATTCTTCTACCTCACTTTCAAGCCAATGTTTTGTGCAGTCAATACAGCTGTTATTGAATCGCTTTTCCATAGGACAACCGACATACGGAGTTCCGTACGGGCAACTGAAAAAGTCTATACAACTTCGAGCCATTTCATCAATACTCATTGATTTAATCCTTTCAAAATTTGTCATTCTTAACTTTTCATTGCAGCTGATTTTCTGGATATGCGACACTCTAAATACAGTATTTTTAACTACTTCATTATTCTCATCAATACAAAAATAAAAATTTAACGGCACTGATAAATTAGGATTGTCCGCAAAAGCTTTTTCGCCAGTTTGGTGTAATATGCCTGCGTATATCGCTCCATCATACAGAGTAATTGTTACATCCTTACCTAAATACTTTTCAAATTCAGTTCTTGTCATTATTTTCACTCCTTATCCATTTTTGCTCCGCAGTAAGGGCAATATGGATACAAATCAATACCCTCGCTAAAAACGCCCGCATAAAGAGCAATAAAATTACCACACTCAGAACATAAATAAATTGCACAGTCGACACCCTCGCTGTCATATTCCCAACTTCCGTGCTTAATCTCTTGCATTTCACACACGGTTGCTTCGTTAGGTTTGCTTCCGTCAATCTCAATAATGCGTTTTACATTTTCGGCGTTTTTCTTTGAATTGAAATACAAAGTGAAATTGCTACCATTATAATCGGGTATATCCAAAGCATAGTCACCGCAAAAATCACGGATTTTTAATTCTTTTTCAATCATCGCTCTTCACCAATCCTCTCCGTCAAAACTTAATTGCCCCGGTAAAACACCATCCTGCATCCACCAGTGATAAACCTCAAGTCCGTTAGCGTGTTGTGTAGCTTTGCCTCTTTGCTTTCTCATTTCAAGCATCTTGTTGAATGCTCTTATATACATATTGCGGTACTTGGGATATCGTGCAAATTCCGCAAATCTCTTCTTTTTACCTGCCAACGGACAGCCGATGCATCCAACACGATTAAATCCACAATTGTATAACGGAGTAAGAATAAGATGCTCTTGGTTGATGTACTCCTTAACATCATTATCCGACCAATCGCAAATAGGGTTGAATATTATTTTTCCCTGCAACTGACAATGTTCAACTATCTGCCTCTTATCGTCATTGTCATTGTTAAGGATAATTCTATCGGAAGGATTAGGAGTATAGGTTTCAATAACTCCTTTCGACCGTCTTTTTGTGCTTTCGGCTCTTCGCACTCCTGTGGCAATAGCACGATTCTTACCGCCTGTTTCTTTCAGAATTGCACAACAATATCTTACTAACCTTGTGGGTGGAATACCTTTTTGCACTATCAGTGACCACATGGAGGTCGGCTTGCCCTTGTATCTTGGCATATCAATGTTGCATTTAATGCCTTTAGATTCCAACTCCTTAAATTTATTGCGTATGTGGTAAACCGTTTCGGGAGCATCAGCCGTTGTGTGACTATGTTGAACCTCAAAGTCTATGCCTGATTTAAGGGCTAAATCTAAAATAATGTCGCTGTCTTTGCCTCCTGAATAACAAAGCATAAGCGGTTTATCATAGTAATGCTTACTTATTTCTGCTCCCTCACGAAGTCGCATTATAGCAACATTTTCTAAGTCCATTACTTTTCACCGCCCTCAATAGGCTGAGTCCAGCACTTTACACAGTTACCGTCTTTTCTGCAATCATCTGCACCCATAAGTCCTAATCTATAAGGACAAAAAGTGGGTGTTCCGTCATCATTGAGCAGAGCATTCGGATGATTTTTTAAGAACTCACTCAAATAAGTTTTTTGTGGGTGTTCGTCGCTCCACCTCTGAACAACTTCGATTGCTTGTTCAGGGTAAGATGATTCAAAATCCGAACACGTAACACCTATGCCGTTATTCCTCATGCCCATAGGGCAATCTGTACATCTAAGTTTGCACACTCCGCTCGCCTGTCTACCCATTCTTTTCTTTTCGCTGAAGTAGTTTGTAGTTTTCGTACAATCAATCATTTTCTTCGTCTCCTTCAAAATTAACAACTTTTCCGTTGTCTGTGTAGTCCCGCTTCTCAAATTCAAGTTTCAGCTTGTCGATAACCACACGGTCGATATGCTCCCAAAACACTTCGTCAGTGTCAGAGTGTTCAATTATTTCGGTCATAGACTTTAGTGCCTTTGCGCATCTATCACGGCCAAAGCCGAAATCCTTATACAAAGCAAATACAATCGTCTTAAAAATTCGCCTTGTGGCGTCCGCAATTTCCTTGTCCTTGACTTTCTGATATTCTCTATCTGCAAGGCGGTTAATCTCCGCCATAGTCTCTCTTTTCAGCTTAACGGGTATTCTCGCTTTCAATGCTTTCTCTCCTTTCAAATTCACAGACAAAGCCTGTGCTTACGGGCTTGCAAAACCTACAGTGCTTACAGCAGTAAACGCAGATGTACAAACCTTTTTCAGAGTACGGGCATTTCCGTATGCTACACGGATGATATTCGTGTTTACACTTTCGACAAACCTGCAATTTCATAATCAATCACCCAATTGCAGATATTTTTCAATTGTCTGCTTTGCTGATGTACTGCCATAACATACCTTTACGGCGTATCCGCACCGTGAAAGATTCTGCAACCATTTATCCTGATGTTCAGAAGTCTTATTGTTGCCGACTTTAAGCTCAATATATAAGCCGTGATATTTACCTTTTGGCACAGCAAGGCATAAATCCGGAACACCTGCCCTAACTCCTTGCCTTTTAAGATGTGCGGCTTCGGCTTTATCTCTTCTGCCACCATTTGGAACAGCGTACAGCATTGAAAGTTCAGGATGTATTTTCATTTGCACACATTTATCCGCCCATTTAATGAGTTTACATTGCTCCTGTGCTTCAGACATCATTTTCATTTCCTCTCGTAAAACGGTAATTCTTATTTTTATCGGCTTTAATAAAAATTTTCGGATTAGCCATTTCTGAAATTCTACTGCCTAAAGCCTCATCAATCTGCGAAATCTGTTCAAGTGATAATTCAGATGTTATGACAGTCGGCAATCCTTCATTGTATCTGTAATTGATAATCTTAAATGTAGCATTGACATCAGCTGTTGAGACAAAATCGCCCCTGCGAGTTTTAAAGAAATCATCAATGTAAAGAATTTCCGCTTGCTTATATGAATTTATGAGAGCTTCATACACCTCTAAATTACTCGATGCCTGCTTGATTTTGGTAATATCATCCTGCCAAAGCATATATTTAGGTGCTTTGCCTTTTTTGAGTAATGCTCCGACAATAGCCGTACATATATGTGTCTTTCCACAACCGGGCTGACCGCCGAAGAAGAACCAATCAGAGCATTTGTCAATGTACTCATATGCTTTATCTTTCACATATTTCTGCCAATCTGAGGTTGTCTTGTAACTTTCAAAAGTATATCGTTTAAGAAGTTTTTGAAGACCGCTGTTCTGCATTCTGTGAAGTTCATCTCGAATTTTCATACAATCACATTTGCAAGCAACCACATCATATGTAACCTGCCCGAAAGGCGTTTCGCCTGCCTTTACACGGTAAATATAGCCTCGGTTCATACATTTCTCGCACTCATAGCCAATGAGCTTACCGGGTGTTGAGTTAAACACTTTTGCTTCTTGTTCGGCTTTTTCTCTCGGAGTGAGTTCTTTAGAAGACTTTCTCGCCCGTTGGATAATTTCCTCCGCTCGCTGTGGTGACATTATTCTTGACATTATCGCTTGGATTGAATCCATATCCTACACCTCCTCTGTCTTGGACCTTATTAAGCCATTTAGTAATGAAACCTTTAATGCCGGTTCTTGTTTTTCTCCTGCTCGGATTAGCTTCGAGCCACCCCAACATCGAACGCAATTGTTGTTCTACATCAACAGCAGGATACAAAATTTTGTAGTGCTGAACATCAGATTTTGAAACTGGATAATTACTCTTATCGTTCAAAGGTAATGTAATAAAAATATTTTCACCGGCGGTGTCGGCTGCATTTGCAGACGGCATCGCATAATAATTATTTCTATTTACTTTACTTTCCTTTACTTTACTTTTCTTTGTGTCGTTCTCGGAGAGATTATGTTCATTCTCGGAGAGATTATGCTCATTTTCAGGTATAACTATATAAGCCTTTGTTTCTTCCGTTTTCAAAAGCCAATATAATCTATTTATTGTGCGACCTCGCACGGAGCGTTTTTCGATAGCGTACATATATCGTTCTTGCATCATTTTGTTGGTCAGTATGCTCTCCCTATCAAACAGCCCGTTATCAAACAGCCCAATTCGTAAGCAAAGCTTAACTACCTGATTTACCGTATCTGATTTAATTCCACCGCTCATTCGTTTCGCTATCGTGGCAGCACTGGTTTCTTCTCGCCACTCATAATAGTAACCATTTGTTGCATAAGCTTTGGTACAAATCCAAAAAAATACTCCAAAGCCGTCCCAACCCTGTGCATCAATAAGCACATCAAATCTCTCATCATCATCGAACAAGTGAACATCCCAAGCCGCAAAGTCAAGCCCTCGCTTTGGTTGTCCAGCCATTCACTGTATCACCTCTTTCTTTTTGTATTAAGTTTCAGCTTTGTACAAAGATATTCATCAAGCTCTATACCGTAGATTTTGTACTTATCAAACAGCTCTTTTTCGTGCCGATGTGCTTCATCGTGGTGCTTTCTGCAAAGGCATATAGCTTTTAATCCTATATGTACAATCTGTTCCCTATCTCGCCCCATACCAATTCTGTCAACATGATGAACTTCACCTGGTGCATTGCATATTGCACACTTACGATTTTCAAGACAACTGTACAAGTATCTGCCTATATCATCTGTAACATTAAGCAGAGTATCTCTTGTTCCGATATTTTGGTAGAAACAAAAATCTATCAGATAGCTTATGAAATCTCTTGCTACGCTTTTTTCGCAATCAGACAGCGAAAAGTATTCAATGCCAAATTCACCGCAAAAATTAAACTTGAAATATTCTTTAATCCATTCGGGATTATCTCCGCACCAAAATGCTATATCTCTGATGATTGCGTATATTTTTCTTCGCTGTTCGGCAGAAATCGTGCGTCCGTCAACAATTCTGAGTTCAATTTCATGTACTTGTTTCTGTGCAAGTTCTCTGCCGATACGCTCATGCGGTCTTACTATTAAGTTATATCCGTCATAAGATACTATGTTCGCTGATGTAATCATACTAAGTCCTCATGTTGGTGCATATAAACGAAGAAACTGTTATTACCCATATTTTGATACAACCATTCATCGCACTTTTCTTTGCTCAAATGTGTACGAAGAACTCTATCTTCGTACACATATTGACCTTTCAATCGTTTATCTTTTATTCGATTAAGTAATTCTGTTTTTGAGTAGTTAGCTTCTACAAGATACAAATCGTAGTTCTTAGCTGTTATATGAGCGATTTCCGATGTATCAGTTGCGTATATAACTTTATATATCCCCTGTTGAGTGTTGAAGTGTAACTTCCAGCCGATATTAGGAACATCATGCCGAAGTGGTACTGCTGAAAAAGTAATATTGCTGATTGAGTACCATTTATCCTGAGCGACTATGAAAGAATTGTATTGAAAGGAGGTATCACCTAATAAAAAAAGCTTTTTGCAAAGATAATTGGGGTAAATTATCCGAATACAAGGGTGTTCGGACAGCAGTCGCTTTAGAGTAGCAACATTACAATGGTCTCCGTGTTGATGAGTTAAAAAAACATATTTAACTCGGTCAACCACTTCACACTCAACAAGTTTGTTGAACGGCACTCCGCAGTCAATCAAGACCTGACCGTCAAGAAAGACTGCGTTGCCATTAGAGCCTGTGCTTATTATCTCTAAATCAATCATTTCATTCTGCAAGATCATCAATAGAGAACTGTTCTTCATCCGGTTCAGATGAAGATGAATTGTAAATTTCAGGTGTTTCAGCAGGAACTTCTGCATCAATCATGGTATCGGTGTCATAATCGGGAGTTCCGTCAGCATTGATAATATGATTATCAGCTTCATATGCTGTCTGCATTTCAACACTCATAATACCCCATTTGCTTATAAGCTGTCTGAGCATTGTCTTTTTTGCCATAGCATCAAAATCCTTTGCCCAAAAAGTGTAACTTGTACCCTTATTGACATCGCTTGCATATCCGGCTGAATACTTCATAGCGTGCTGTTTCATCTTATCCTTACTCCAGTAAAGAGCTTTCTCAAAGCCGTTTACATAGCGAAAATAAGCATAATATCCGATTGTTTCAGCTGTTTCACGCTCTGTTTCATCTTCAATCATTTTGATTGTAATTTCTTCTGTGAGCGGATCCCAATTAAGAAGTTCTCTCTCTTTGATTTCCACCACATTAAGTCTTTTATACTGTCCTGAACGGATAGCAAGCTGAATATAGCCACGATAGCCAAGAACAAATGTAGCTGTTGTACGCTTATTCTTTCTGTCCTTAAACGGGACCATATAATACTGACCGAGCTGTGGTGACGGAGGAAGTCCGAGAGAGTGACCGCAAAGAGCCGCCGAAAGAATTGTAGCTGCATCGCATTCTTCGAGTGCAGGATTTGTACTCACCACAGATGTGATAGCCGCCGTAAATTTCTGAATTTCCTTCGGGTCTTTCATTGAGTTTGAAAGACTTTTCTGAAAAGCCTGTGTCTGGAGCATTGACGAAAACTTCGGCTTTCTCTGCTGAATCTGATTGTTTTGATTATTATAATTACTCATAGCGTAATCCCCTTTCGTTGATTAACTGCTTAACAGTGAGTGCAAAATCTTTAAGCTGTGATTTTGTACCGTAAACCTTGAATGACAATGACAGAACTTTTTCATCTTGCTGTGGCTGTTCTGATATTTCTTCAACCGGAGGAGCAACTTCTTCAGGCACATTTGCAACAAACGGTTCATATTCGTGAAGAGTGTTGCTCACAGCCTGCTCGGCTTTTTCACGCTCTGCTCTTTCGGCTTCTGCCCTTGCTTTTTCTTCTTCAATAGCCTTGTACCTCTCTGTTACGGAAGTTATTGCAACCGATACATTCAAAGACCGCTTATACTCGTACAGGATTTCGTCCTTGTGCTCCTGCGTTGCGATAAGCTTTAAGTCATCCATAACCTTGTCCAAAAAGGTCTTAATGGTTTCTTTTAGCTTTTTGAGAGATACGCTCATGGTTATATTCAGATTAACCTGCTCATATGTTACGAAGTCAATACCGAGTGATTTCTTATATTCTTCAAAATAACTCATAGACTTTTCGTATTTAATCCTTTTTAATTCCTGCTCGGTAGCGTTAATTTTGCCCTTGAGCGCCGAATCTGCCTTTTTGTACGGATTTGTTACACAATCCTTATAAACTGTTTCAAAAGCCTCATAAGGTGTTATTATTTCCGATTTAACCGCTTTTCGGCGAGTTTCAAATTCCGCAAATTCCTTATTGAGCGATGAACGCAACTTCTTGATTTCCTTGTAGTTTTCGTCTGTACATATCATTTCGCAGGCAGTGTTTACCTTTTTCTCAATTTCAGATTTAACCAGCTTGAGATTCTCGATGATGACAGGAATCTGAGCTACCTGAATTAAATCGGTTGAATCAGGTTCTGCATCATTAACTGTTGACAGATTTTTTACTTCTTCCATATCAGCAGTTTCAAGCAAATTAACGGGTTCTGTAATTTTGGTCATTTTATGTTACCTCCTTAATCTATTGACCATTCTTCCTCGGTAATGCCGTGAAAAAGTTCGGCACATTCACGAGAACAGAAAATATCATCATTTGTATCTCTGAAATATGTATAATCATATCTGAGTTCTGCGTTGCACGCTCTGCAATGCCCCATTACCAGTACTTGCGGTGCGTTTGGGCACATCGGATTACACGGAGTGCTTCTGCATACTTCGCACATTTTAATATCTCCTAACTATTGATTTTTCGATTCAATATGATATAATGAGCTTGTTTAAATTTCTTTTTGTTTAATCCCGTGTTGCTGTTCCTAAGCAATGCGGGATTTCTCTTTGCCTGCAAGTTGCATTTCAAACAACGCCTTTGATACTCTTTCAGCTCTGAGTTCTTCCCTGATAAGCTGTTCAAGGTAATAATCCTCAAGGCGTTCACCGTTTGCATCACCAAAT